AGCCTCGGCGATCAGATTAGCAGCTTCCGCGCAGGAGATGTTAGCCATATCAGATGATGATGAACCAAGCGGTTCCGTTGCTCATAACCGTCACGCCAGCCCACTGAGAACTCAGCGTGTACGTCGTAGCGCCGTCAATCGTCTCCGACGCATAGCCGTCAACAACCACGTTGTTCGCACCGGCATTGATCCGCTTGAACACATAGATCCGACCCGGAACAAGCGCAGCCGGAGGCAGCGTAACCGTCACCGCGCCAGCGGTTGAATCGCAGAGCAGGAGATAATCTCCACTCGTGACATTACCCGTCGCGCTCACGCTCCGATACGTTCCGCGCGTCGCGCCACCGCCCTGAAGATACGCGGCAATACGATTCTCAAGGGCGAGCTTAGCCAGCTCAACCTCCCATGGAGAACGACATCCCAGCGACGCCGCCTCATTGATCAGCGTCTCCGCCTCGTCGCATGTGATGTTTGGCATATCGATTTACAATTTAGGCCATCGGACCAGAACCACGGCGCATCACCTCGGCGATGAAACCCTCCCCGCCGCCCTCAGCAACCTCCTCCTCCTCGTACTCCTCCTCACCACGCTCAGCCATCTTCTTGCCCTTCGACTTACTCTCGTAGCCTGGGATGACCATGCCATCAATCTCGATGACCTCAGCCTTGCCGCCCTTGCCAAGAACGATAGTCGCCATCGTCTGGAAAGCCTCGCCTTCCTTCAGATTCTCGGGGATTTCAACGCCTTCGGGGATGGTAAATACCGGCATACGGGGAGCATCACTTTGTGGGCATTAGTGTCAAGAGGCTAATGCAATGTTGGGAGCTTGTCGCTCTTCATCATATTTTCTAGCGCCTCAAGCGGTTGCAGATTCGTCCAATGACTCAAGCCCATTACCTCCTCAGGCGTCGTTCCGCTGGCCAATGGAATGCGATGATCGACATGCCAATGACTGCCGTAATTCTCCCAGGTCATTCCCGGCTTGAATTGTTTTTCCAGATGAGAGCGCAAGAAATCAGGCGTACATCCGACAATCTCGAACGTGGCCGACCGTCGCGTTTTCTTGCTTCCGAGATACGCTCGAACTGAGCCGCGAATGGCGTCTTTGAGGCGAAACAGGGGGTCGTTGCGGCGGCGTTCGCGGAGTTTGTCCGTCAAAAGTTGGCGGTTGGCTTTGGTGTATTTCCTGTTCCATTGACGCGCTCGCTCGCGATTGGCAGCACGATATTCATTCGACTTTTTCTTCAGGTGTTCAGCGTTCTTCTTTCCGTACTCGCTGTTCCGTTTGTTGACCTGCTCTTTGTTCTGAACGTAATACTCGCGCGCTTTCTCAAGCCTCTGTTCTCGATTTTCTTGATATCTCCTGGCTGCACCTTCCTTCAGCTTGTCTGGATTCTTTTCCGCGTACCGCTTGAGTTTCTCAGCCGATTTCAGAAGCAAGTATTCGTACCTTTCAGGCGAAACCCAATATTCCGAGCGTTCACCGTTGGCCAGCTTCGGGCCGTAGAACCAGAACTTCTTCCCGTCACTTTCGCGTACGTCGCCACGTTTCAGTTTTTCCATGCGCTGAAATCTTAACCAATCAACGTTGATTCGTCAAGACGTTGGTGCAAAGAAAAAACCCCGGCAACTTTCGCTGCCGAGGCTGCATGGATTAAGTATTAACTACCTCAGGAACAAATCACCTGGGTCAACGCTCCGGTGCAACGCCTAAAGATAATAGTCATTCCCTGGGACGGGAAGATCGGCTCGGAAGCATGCACGAACTCAGCATAATGCTGACCCTTCTTCTCCAGCGGATCGGCGCAATCCACATCGAGCTTGTAGGCACCAGTCACCCACTGCCACTCGCCCATGTAGTTGGTCGGCATCCAGCTCAAATCACCAACACGGTTCACAGGACGCACGATGTGAGACTTGAAGACGTACGGGGTGACGATGAACGCAGCCTCGAACGGAGCGGTCGTCCAGCTCGGGTTGACGCTGAACACAGTACCCTTCGTGCCGGAAGCACTGGTGAACGGCTGAACCAGCGTGTACTTGCCACCGGCATAGGTAAACCGGGGCGGGAACAGATTCGGCACATGCCGGAAGTTCTTAATGACCCGATTCGCGCCGATGCGCTTGAGCAACTCCGCACCAGCGCCACTACCCTGATCAGCGAAGCGCAAGTCATCGCGGAACGCGGGGTTGTTCTGAGCGATGCGCTGCGAAGCCTCCAAGCCGATGTACAGCGGGAAGATCGGACCATCGCTGGAGTAGCTGATGAAGCCGGAACTATCAGGATTCGTCGCGCCGTTACGGATCAGCGTGGCGGCGGCGACATCGAGCATCTCCTGAGTCAGCTCGGAGGTGGACTGATTGAGCGCCTGACCAGCCGATCCGGTCTGAATCCAGGGGAACTCATTCACGCCAGACGGAATCGTCTCAACCTGAGTGAAGGACGAGTCGGCCACAGCCTTGATGGCGAACTTGGCGAAGGTGTTCTGGTAACGAGTCTCCCAAGTGCGCTGAGCGCGGATCGAGAGCTTCTCCAAGTACACGCGCAGGAACGCCTCGACGCGATGGTCAAAGGTCAGATCGTCCTTACACAGGAGCGGACCTTTGAGGGCGAAACGCTCAGGACTCCAGGTGACGGCATTGTAGCCGACCGGAACGTCATTGTAGGTGACATCGCAAGCGCCACCGTTCTCGCCGCTGGCGAGCGTGATGGCCGACCACTCCTCAGCCGCAGTCGGCTCGATGGAGGTGGTGGTGAACGAGGTCTGGGTCAGACCCGTACCCTGAGGATACTCGCCGCGCTCAATCATGTTGAGCCACATCGAGCGGTACGAGGCGCGTTTATAAACGTCCTGAGCGAGCGACTCGGTAGCCACCGCAAAGGCGTTGAAGACATTAGGACAAGACATGAGATGAAAAATGTAAACCGACGTTATCTGCGTTATGGCTGGTTATCCATCCACCACACGGTGGCTGATTATCCAACCGCTTCCGATGCGGAGTGTCATTGCCGCTTAGACGGGGGCATTCAATGACCAGTTGAATGCAACTCTTAAGGTCGTTACGCGGGATGGAGCGATAGAAATGCTTATCGCGTCAATTAAAATGTGTCGTCCATAGGGTTGGCCACCAACTCCGACTGGATGGCGGCATACGAGCGATAACCCTTAATCGTCTCAATCCGATGAGGCGCGATGATCGTCTCCCGCGCTATCATGCCACGGTAAGTGTACGGACCTGGGAATGAGCCGGTCATCAGAACATAGAAATCAACGCTATCGGTTTTCGGCCCTTTGCGCGCATCGACTAGTAGCTTTCCAGTCTCGTACTTGGTTGTTTTGACATCGATGCGATATCCCGGAGGTGGTGGGATTGTCGCGTCGTAGAGCGGATGCGGAGGATCGCGGTCGGTATCCAGATCAGGATACACATTGAACAACTTGCAGAACGCTATCTCGCCGCATATACCCTCCAAATCCACAGTCGCAGAATCCTGCGCGCTGATCTTCAGGTTGGTAATGTTGAAATGACGATTATTGCCGTTGCGATTCTTGGCGATAAAGTGGGCCAACTTCCTCTCAGCGGTTGTTAAAGATACAGTTTGACCGATTTTGATTTTGTTTATCATGGTCAAAAAGGTGGAAAATTTTTGAGGGGGGTATCGTAAACGAAGCCCACCCGCAAAGGGGGTGCCAGGTCCTACGTCAACAATCGTGCCAACCCCTAGGAAAACAATTCTTTTCTGTCATAAGTAAAACTTATGCTGATCATAAGTTTCCCTACGTTGCACAATGGGTGTTATATTTACTTCGTTTCCGGTTCTCCCATGACTTGAATCTCCGTGATTCGATCCGGCATCTGACCCAACAGATTGATGGACACGCTCGCTTGCTCACCAGTTTCCGACCAGCCAAACACAAGCGCGGAACGCTTTGCCACACTGCCTAGAATCGATTCCCTGACCGATTCATCTTTGATTCCGTCCAAGTCATAGCTGTCTATGCGTTCAAGCGTGCTGGCGGCGTCTGCTGCAAGCTTTGAGCGGACAAGTGCGGACAGGCTTTCTAGGCTTTGAGTTTTCTTTTCAATGCAAACCGTTTGCATTTGCTTCCTTAACTTCGTCAGTCCCGTCCGGCTTGCTTTGGTTTGCACCGTTTCAACGCATAGCTTCAAATCGCTTGCAATCGTCGACAATTCCTCTCCCGATAGGTATCGGGCCTTAACTTCGTCCCACACTTCACTCGGCTTCGCCATGCATGATGCATAGCGGCTTTGGTTGCGGCTTTCAACGTCCGGCTTGTGATTCCCTCGTTTTCCACCCCTCCAAAATTCGATTTTTGCGCTCACCAGGCAAACGCTCTCAAAAATTTTTCACTCGTTTTCCCCAATGATTCCACCCCTTTCACCCCTCTCTCAAAAATATTTTTGATTTTCTTTTGACTCATTCCACCCCGCCCCCTACTCTGTCCCCATGAATTCAATCCTCACCGCAGTAGCTGACAGCGTAGCAACCGGCCTTCCCGTTGACGTCCCCATCTCATTCGAAAGCGTTGACGCAGCAATCGCCTTCCTCCGCTCCCGTTTCGTTGACGTTGATTGGGACGGTTTTCCCAATCGTGTGACTATCTTCGGTGACGATCAACGAATCGAAGGCGACGAAGACGAGGGCCTTTGGGTTCTCAATCTAGTTTTCGCCCCCGCCCCCGCTCGTTTCGGAGACGTCAACGCTATCTAATCCATGAAAACCAAACGCATCAAACGCCTCGCCATCGCGGCCCTATTCATCGCTTTCGTCATCTTCCAAGCGTACCTAGAAACGTCCGCCGGTTTCACTCCTAACCACTAATCCAATGAACGTTCACCTAACCCTCAAGTCTTCCAACGCGAAAACCGGACCAATTCCGGTTTCCACATCGTCGGCCGCTACATGCTCCGATGCATGCCCATTCAAGAAAGACGGCTGCTATGCCGACTCCGGACCGCTTGCGTTGCATTGGTCTAAAGTGACAAGCGGACAGCGCGGTTTTGATTGGGCCGCTTTCCTGTCTAAGGTCCGTTCTTTCCCAGCTGGCCAATTGTGGCGTCACAATCAGGCGGGCGATTTACCGGGTGTCGGTGATTCAATTGACGCAACCGCTCTTTCGCAATTGACGGAAGCAAACACCGGCAAACGCGGTTTCACCTATACCCACAAACCGTTGACACCCGATAACCTGTCAGCGGTGCGCGCAGCAAACGCGGCCGGTTTCGTTGTCAACCTGTCCGCCAATTCGGTGTCGCATGCTGACAGACTGGCGAAGACAGGTCTTCCGGTTGCGGCCGTTGTCCCTCAGGACAGCGCGGACCGATTCACGACACCCGATGGCAACCGCGTGGTCATCTGTCCGGCCCAACGCGTTGACAACCTATCGTGTGACAAGTGCCGCCTATGCGCGAAAGGCAACCGTGGGTTCATCGTCGGATTCAAACCGCATGGCACGGGTGCAAAACGGGTGCAACGCATCACAACGGCCGGTTAAAGCAACGTGTCAGGCTATCGGGAACGGTAGTCTGCAACGTGTCTTTAGTCTCCAATCCAAAGCATCCAATCCATCAATCCAATGATCAACCGATATCCTGGCCAATGCGTCCAATGTCACGAATACGTCCCAAGCGGCCTTGGCACCGTCACCAAGCGCGGCCGTGTCTGGCGCATAGACTGCGACGCATGCACCGGCCGCATGCCTGAGAACTCCGGCCTTGTGTGCGTCAAAACCTCGTCCGGCTGGTCCGGCACACGCAATGCGCGCGGCCGTTGCGAGGATGCGCCATGCTGCGGGTGCTGCACTTTCTAACCCTAACCTAACGCATCCAATCAAATGAAAGTCCTTGAATTCATCCGCCTCCGTTCCTTCGAAGATCCTTTCATCCTGGCCAATGAGCGCTGGCAATATGTCACCGTCAAACGCGCCGATGGACAGGAAGACATTGGTGTTTACCGCTTCTCAACCGATCTTTGCTACGACTACGTAGACTTTCGCGCGCTCTTCAACCTAGCCTAAACCCAACGCATCCAATGACATCAATCCAACGCATAGAAACGGCCGTGGATAACCTGATCAACGGAAACCTTACGCACGCACGCAAGTCCGCGCGCGGACTCACATATTCTGACATATTCGACTGGCTGACAGGCCCTGTCGGATGGACAGAAAAACGCTCCCGCGCGTGT